CACCTCGCGCAAGTCTGTCGGCAGCGCAATGTATTCGTCGCCGCTGGTCAGCGTTGCCGTGGCGCGCTTCTCCTGTGAGCGTGTCTCCAGTTCGCGAGACATTGTCGCCTCTGCAAGTTGGATAAAGTCGGGGATGACGCTGGTCAGATCGTCACGCGCGAGGAAGTTGGCTATTGCCGTCTTCAATTCGGTGTAGGTCGAAATCGCCATTATAAATGTCCGCCGCCCGTTCTGAATGCCCGGTTTTCACTGTCGTTCAGCCAAGCCTTCCACGCCTTTGGATTTTCGCGCATCGGGCCAAACTTCTCCAGCAAGTGATTGTACACTACGTTTGGGATTTCCGCCACATGCTGCATGTGACGCTGCGTGTTGCCGATCATTGATCCGGGCTGGTAGTCACCCGACATCTGCTTGTTAAGTTTTAGCAGGCCGCCAAATTCCTGCCGCTGCTCAATAACAGAAGACCCGTCGCTGTTCTGCTGCAAGGTGACTTCCTTGCGGGTGCGCGGGTCGGTGTATAGATATCTTTTCATTCTGTCCTCATAGAGGAAAGGGCGGCCAAAGCCGCCCTCCCGCTAGATTAGGAGCCGTTCAGATCAAGGATCATGCTATGCGCTTTGGGCGCAGTTGGCTTGAGCGCCCACTCGCACAGGATGTGCGTGTCGGTTGCGTCGCCAGTCTTGGCGAGGTCTTCCTCAAGGAAGTTACGACCGTTCAGCGTGCAGAGCGACACAAAGTCTGGGTCGATCAGGAAGACGCGGTCATTACCAAGTTGACGAGACGGCGTGGCTTCCACTGTGCCGAAGTCACCAAGGAACACGCTAGTGCTGCCGACATATGTAGTCTCTTTGGCAGCAGTCATGTTCACGTCGTTGCTGACAAGGTTACCAGTCGCGGACAGGTCCGAGAAGTTCGCCTTGTTAGTGGCCGACATGATCATCATGCGTGGGTTGCCACCGTCGGTCCAAGCGTCCTGCTGCGCGTCCTCAATGAGGGCAAGCGTCAGTGCGCGGTCAGTACCGCCGGTTACTGCGTCAGTGCCGTCGCCAGTAGCGAAAGCGCCGTCGCCAGCACCAACAGAGCCGTTGGTGATCCAGCATGACAGAGACGCCGACTTGCGTGGCTCAGAAGAAGAGCGAGCAACGTCTGTGTCGCCAATCATCTTTTCGATGTCGCGACGCAGTTCCAGTGCCTTCAGCACCTTCTGGTAGTTGTGTTCACGCTCACGGCCTGCGGTGTCTACCGCATCCAGAGTGCCAGAAGTCGCGAAGACTTTCTTGGAAATCTGGTGGTAGTTACCAACACGGCTGGTCGGCGTGGCCGCCGCAGTCGCTGTGTCTGCACCTTCGTTGTGATAGTTCGTGGCGCTGGCTGAAGCCAATTCCTGAACCTGCCACTCGGTGAAGATACCGTTGGAAGTTTCCTTCTTAACGTTTGAAAATATTGGCGTTTCAGCAGGGTCGATGCGATAAATTACATCGGCAAGCTGTTCACGTTCGCCGATTGCTGCGGCGGTTGCGAAGGTTGTCATAACCTTTTCCTTTCTTTGCGGGCTACTTTCGGCCCATAAGATACTCAACAGCAGCGTCCACCGTTCCGGCGCTTTCAAAGCGCTTTCGGGCATCACGCTGAGAACGGGTAGCAACTTCGCGCTTGGTCTTTGGTCGCCCTGCCTTGGCCATCTTCGGTGCTTTGCGGGTGCGTTTCTTGGCGGCGGGGGCTTTGTCTTGAAGCTGGTCCCAACGCCACGCCTTGTAGAGAAGTTCAATCGCGCGCGCATCCGAGGCGTTTGCAATTTCCTCTTGACTAAACCCGATCCGCTTCTGAGCGTAAGAAATCACTTCCTTGCGCTCTGCGTCGCGAGTGTCCTCATCCTGCCACGCAGGGATGCGGTTAAGCATTTCGCCACGCTGCACTTCTAAGTGCTGGCGCAGGTTCTGCTCTTGCTCGCGAGATTGCTCCGCCGCGATACGCTGACGTTCGACCTCGACCTGCTTCTGGTATTCCTTCTGCTGGTCCCAATCGGTCTTCGCCAGAAACAAATCACGTTCGGTCATCGTCTCGGCCAATGCTCTCCAGTCAGGTTCCTGATGGGTTGCCTGATGGATTTGGGCAGCCACTTGATCAAGTTGCTGCGCGTAAGCGTCTCGAAGTTGTTTCGTCTCAGCTTGCTCCGCCTCAAAGGCTTTGCGCTGCTCGGCTAACTCCATCGAACGCTTAGTGTACGCCTGCTGCCGCGAGTAACCACTCCGAAGTTCGTCAAGGTCTACCTCTAGTTCCTGACCGTCCACCTTCACGGTGTAGGTCTGGACAGGCTCCTCTTCGTACTCGTCATCGTCATCCGCCTCGTAGGCGCCTTCGCCCTCATCGTCCTCCTCGTAATCCTCTTCGACGGTCGCGTCTGCGTTCTCCGCCTCCGGCTCATACGCCTCGGTCTCAGGCTGTTGAGGCTCTTGTGCCTCGACCTGCTCTTCTGTCACGGTGTCCTGTGCGGGTGTGTTCAGAAGAGAAATTGCATCATTAAAAGAAATAGGGCCGGTTCCTTGCGGATTGTCGGACATAAAAAAACTCCTAGTTTACGCGGCTGTACCGCTTAAATTCGTCAAGCTGCGCTTGTGCCAGCTTACCATCCTCGACAACGCTCTGGAAGTACCCCTTGACTGCGTTAAGTGCCTGCATCAGTTGGAATAGCTTCTCGCGTGCCTCTTCATCGTCGATGCCGGATGTCTTCCAAGCGTCGACAAACTGCTCGTCGAGGAACTCAAACGCCTCAACAAAAAGTTCGTTTCGCAGCAACGCTGCGGCTTTTTCGGCGCGAGCCTGTCGCTGCCGTGTCTTGCCCTCATTCATCCCAGCAATGTGTACCCTGTCAGTTTCGGGGGTGTCTGATAATATTCTGGAGATATAGCACCTTGCTGACGGAAAGCAAGGTTCGCCGCGCCAAAGTCTGCCGGGGTGCCAAAGCCTGCGCCATAGCGCTCTTGGAAGCCCATCAAGCCCTCTGGAGCCACGTCCAGCAGCCCCATCCTCGCATACTGCGCGCCGGGTGTTCCGGGCGCACCGGGAGGTGGCGGCGTCGTACCGGGAGGAGGTGTTGTCCCGCTGCGCGTGTCGAGGCGGCACGCCTGCAAATCTTCATCAAAGATGTACCCGTCGGGACACTCTTTGTCTCCCTTTGGCGGGACTAACTCCCGCCTTGCATACATTTCCTCAATGTCTATCTGATTTTCGTGTGAACTGTCGTAACCGCCGTGTCCCGGCCCCGGCGCAATAATGTTTCTGTAGGGGTGGTCTGGACCGGGGTCAAATCTGTTGCCCCCGTACACCACGCCGCCGAATGCGTTGGTGCTAAGTTCGCCCCTGAGATTTCCCTTGCTGTCGTAGACGGGCTGACCAAGTCCAAGGCGCAAGTCCTCTTGCGGAGTGTTCAGCCCAAATATGCTTGCAAAGAGGGGCTTTATGCCGGGCTTCTCAGAGTACGCCATAACCGATGGCGCGTTTACACCATATCGTGCGTACATTCCGGCGGGGCTAACGCCCTCTGCGAGCATGCCCGGAGAAAAGCCCATTGCCGGTGTGCCAACAGGAACATAAGGGTTTCGGCCTCTGATCTGCTCAATCGCGTAGGCGTCCGCGCCTACTATTCCCAATCTGGCCATCTCCGCCATATGGGCTTGCCTCTGAGCGGTGGTCGGCGTAAGCCCCATCCGCGCTGCCTCAGCCTCGGCGCGCTGGCGATAAGCGTCGGCGCTAGAGGCGGCGGCTTCAGCTTCGGCTGTGGCCTGAGCATTAGCTAGAGCAATTTCTGTGGCCGTTGGCGTAACGGTCGGCCCAAAGCCAAGGTCGGCTGCGCCGCGAGCGATTGCCGCAGCTTCTTGACGATCTTTTTGCTCGTCAATTACATCCAACATTTGATTAACAGATGTTCGCGCCATTTGCGCCCGGTCACCACCCGTGTAATCTAATCTGGCCATATCTAAACCCTCGGCAAGTTAGTTGAAATATCGGCATCGGTGACGGCCTTCGCGACGCGAAGTTCGGCCTCTGCCTGTAGTTCTTGGCGACGCAGTTCCATCTCCAGCGTCATCTTCTCGCGCTGTAGCTGG